CCTCTGGTCTACGGTCACGATTGGGTTTGTCGCGTCTACGTATATTCACGCGGGCCGGGAATGGTTTCTGGAGTCATCGCTGAAGCAAGGGGCGACTCATGTTCTGTGGCTAGACACGGACATGAGTTTCCCGCCGACAACGGCTTTGCAGTTGATGTGGCATGACCTGCCGATTGTGGGCTGCAACTACAGGGTCAGGCAGGCGTCTGGACTGTTTACGGCGCAACACGGCGACGGCACGCGGGTTCAGACAACCGAGACATCGACGGGGTTAGAAGCGGTGAACGCGATGGGATTTGGCGTTGTCTTGATGCGCACCGACATCGTGGCGAATCTCCCGCGGCCGTGGTTTCGGCATGGGCTTAATGCGCAGGGCGGCGATATCGGTGAGGACATCATGTTATGCCGCGCACTCCGCGAGGCGGGCCACACGGTGTATATCGATCACGACTTATCCAAAGAAATAGGCCATGTCGGACAAACCATTTACCGAACCACCCCAGCGGCTGTTGAAGTCGCCGTTTAACGGTGAAACATGGCCGGTGCCGGCAGGTATCACGCCCGTCATGTATGAGGCGTTGCTGAAGGCTGGGTTTGAGCCGGTCACGGTAACGTATCCGCCAAAGGCTGAGCGTGGCAACCGCTGAGGCCCATCCCGAACTCGCCGATCTCCCACAGGGGTGGTTTCATCACGGCCCGCAGATCTTGTCGCTCATTGAGCAGCACCGGCCGCAGGTGGTGGTTGAACTCGGCACATGGTTGGGGGCGTCGGCCATTGCGATCGCGCGCAGCGTGCGGCGGTGGGGCGGGACGATTACCTGTGTGGATACATGGGCTGGTGAGCTGAACGAGCACGCCGAGTCGCCGATCGGGCGCACGCCGCTGATGATCCTGAGTTGTGCGCGGTCTATGGTCGAAGCCGGGGTGAGTGCCAGTGTGCGGCTGATACCGGCCTCAACGTTAGATGCTGCATCGTGCTGGACGCTGCCGATTGACTTCTTGTATATCGATGCTGGCCACGGTTATGACTCAGTGCGCGCGGATCTCGAAGCCTGGGTGCCGTGTGTGAAGCCAGGCGGGGTGATTTGCGGCGACGATTACGGCCATCCGCGGTATCCAGGGGTCAAACGGGCGTGGGATGAGTATGAATCAGAACGAGGCCTAACGTTGACACGGGGTGAACCGATCGCCAACGGCCTGCAATTGATTTACGGGACGGTCTAAAGGAGGCGAACATGCCAAAAGTGACGGCGTTGGAATATCACACCTACAACGGCAAAGCGTATGAGATCGGCGATACCTATGATGCGCCAGATGAGTTGATTGACACACTGAAGGTGCAAGGCAAGGCGGCCGTTACCGATCCGAAGGCGGCGGCAAAGGCTGCGGCGAAGCCAGCCAAGCCGGCGAAGAAGGCGAAGAAGGCACGTCGGTAGATGAAACTGCAGCTGTTCGGGCGCGAGTTTTCGTTTCAGAGCAAGGCGCTGCCTGGGTTGCGTGGGCTCAGTCCGAGCGGCAATGGCTGGTGGCCATGGGGCGTCATCCGCGAGAGTTTCACGGGGGCGTGGCAGAACAACGTCGAGATTCGGGCGGATACGGCACTCTCCTACTATGCGGTTTATGCCTGCACGCGACTGATTACGACGGATATCGGGAAGCTGTGCCTGCGGCTCGTGGAACAGGACGACAACTATATCTGGACGCAGACTGAGTCGCCGTCGTTCTCGCCAGTCTTGCGCATCCCGAACCGCTACCAGACGATCCAGAAGTTTATTGAAAGCTGGATGCTGTCCAAGCTGCTGAACGGCAATACCTATGTGTTGCTGGTTAGGGATGGGCGCAACGTCGTCATCGAGATGCACGTCCTGGATCCGCAGCGGGTAACGCCGCTGGTGGCGAAGGATGGTTCGGTCTATTACGAGATCAAACGAGACGATTTGTCAGGCCAGTCACAAGAAACGGTCACGCTGCCGGCGAGTGAGATCATCCACGATACCTACATCACGCCGTTTCACCCGTTGATAGGTTTGTCGCCGCTCTTTGCATGTGCGCTGTCTATTTCTGGTGGCCTCAGTATTCTCAATAATTCCAAAACCTTCTTTGCGAATGGGGCCAACCCAAGCGGGATGCTGACTGCACCAGGGCAGATTTCGGATGAAACGGCGGCGCGTCTACTGGCCACGATGGCCAACAAGAATGCCGGCGATACGCTCGTTGGCGGCGATGGCTTGCACTACGACAAATTCACGATGACCGCGGTAGACGCGCAGTTAATTGAGCAGTTGAAGATGTCGGCGGAGCAGGTGTGCAGCGCCTTCGGTGTACCGCCGTATCTCGTGGACATCGGTCCACCGCCACCGTATGCCAACTTTGAGCCGTTGCTATTGAAGTATCACAGCCAGTGCATTCAGAGCCTGACGACGAACTTGGAAACTGTGCTCGATAAGGGCCTTGGCCTCACCGAGAAAATTGACGGGCGACAACTGGGCACGGAGTTCGACATTGACGATCTGATCTGGATGGACACCGCCACGCGCGTGGAATCGGCCAGTAAAGCTATTTCGTCAGGCGGCATGAGCCATAACGAAGCTCGGTACAAGTTCTACGGGCTCGGGCCTGTGGCTGGCGGTGAGACACCGTACAGTCAGCAGCAGTACTGGCCGTTGAAGCAATTGGCCGATAGGGACATACCGGCAGTCCCAGTGTCACCGCAGGCTGCAGCACCGCCACCAGCCGAGACTGATGAAGACGATGACATGGAGATGGCGTCCTCATTAGGGTCGCTGCTGTCGAAAGGGCTGGAGATCCATGCGTGATATGCAGGCACTGGCAGACACGATCACGCTGGCCGTGAAAGCCGCAATGGCGCCGATGCTCGAGCGGTTGGCGGCCGCAGAAGCCAAGGTGGCACGCATTACTGAGACTGAGCAGGCGTTAGGGCTGTTGCGGGATCGCGTCACGATTGCGGAAACCAAAGCGGCCATGCCGGTGCCGGAACTGCCAGAGATACCCGTCGTGGATTTGTCTCCTGTGCTGGAGCGTTTGACGGCCGCTGAAACACAACTGGCTAGGTTGCCCGTGACAGAACAGGTCACTACGGAACTTCGTGATCGGCTGGTGACGATTGAAACAAAGTCGGCCATTCCGGTTCCGGTGCTGGAAAGCGCTGAAGTGGACCTGGTACCACTAGAAAAGCGGCTGGATGCCATTGAAGCGCGGCCGGTGCCAGCCTTTGATCCATCACCATTACTGGCTCGCATCCAAGCACTCGAGCAGCGGCCACAGCCGGATCCAGTGGCGACGGAAAAGGAATTCTCAGGATTCAGGGAACGTCTAGCGATTGTGGAAACTCGTCAGCCCATTCCTGGCCCGCCTGGAAAAGATGGGGCTAACGGGCTCGATGGTAAGTCGGGCTTAGACGGCAAAGATGGCAAGGATGGCTTCAGCCTGAACAACTTCGCAGCCGAGTTCGACGGGGATCGGTCGCTGATCCTGAAGTTCTCAGATGGCTTTATCACGAAGTCACACACGATCCGGCTGCCGTTCATGCGGCAGGAAGGCATCTACATCGAGGGCAAGAGTTACGGGCTCGGGGATGTCGTGACGTGGGGCGGCAGTCAGTGGCACTGCAACGAGGACACCGTTACCAAGCCTGGCGACGGGAACAAGGCGTGGACGCTGATCGTCAAGCGCGGGCGTGATGGCAAGGACGGCCGGGATGCCGTGCCGCTGCCGATCGTGACGGTTGGGGCCAAGTAGATGCCTGTCAGCTATGTGTCAGTCGCCTTGGCAAAAGCGCACCTGAACGGCCCGCAGTTGGCCGATGAAGATGTGCAAGTCAAGGTGGAACTAGCTAGCGGCATCATTAGGGATTACTTGAAGCGATGGTCGGATGTGAGGGCCACCGCGGTTACGGCGTCCGTGGCGGCAGCCAGTGTCATTACGACGGATGAGGCGCACGGGTTTACGACTGGGCAGACTGTGACGATTTCGGGGGTGACCGGCAGCACACCGGACATCAACGGCTCGCATGTCATCACGGTGTTATCGGAGACCACATTCTCTATCCCAGTGACGGTCACGGTGGCGGGCAGTGGCGGCACGGTGATCCAGCTGTGGACGGAGGAAACAGCGCCCGCCCAGGTGCAGCAGGCGACGTTGGTGATGCTGACGCACCTGCACGAGCACCGTGGCGATGACATGAAGGCGGATAAAGATGCCTGGGATGCTGTCGGCAGGCTCCTGATGCGCAGCCGGGATCCGGCCTTTGTGTAATGGCGACGCGAGGCCAGAAGCGGCACTTGGTGGATCTGTTTGGCCCTGGTGAGGAAGTGCCAGATGGCGACGGCGGCTATACCCAAGTGCCGGCTGCGCTGGAACCGGCGCAGATGTATGCCGAGATCAAGCCGGCAACAGCGAGAGACCTCGAGCGTGTGGTGGCGAACACGGTGCAGTCGAAAGCCTCGCACCTCGTGACGATGGACTACCACCCGCAGGTGAGCACGGAGACGAGGGTGCATTTCGGGGCGCGGATCTTTGCGGTGACCGGGGTGCAGAACCCAGAGGAAAAGAATGTGGAACTCGTGCTGGCGTGTGAGGAAGTCGTCACCTAATGGCGAATAACCGTCTGTTGATGCAGGGCCTGACGGAGTTACGTGCCGCTCTGCGTGAACTGCCGCATGAGTTGACGAAGGAAGCCAGCGACATTGTTAACGAGACGGCTGACAGGGCCAAGACAGACATCGTAGCGGCCTATCCGGAAGTGACAGGCGCTCTGAAGCGTGGGGTGAAGCGCGGCAACATCACCAAGGCGTTTGTCGCTGGGGCGATTGTGGTGAGCACGGCGCCACACGCCAATATTTTCGAGCATGGCTCGCAGACACGAAAGACGGCCTCTGGCGCACCGAACCCACTGCCACCGGGTAGGGTGTTCGTGCCGATTGTCGTCAGGGCGCGGCGGGCGATGCAGAACAAGCTGGTTGATCTAGTGCGCAAGGCGGGATTTGTGGTGAGCGGTGGCTGACAGCTCTGAAATTGATGCGGCTCTGTCGAACAAGTTACTGACCGATCCGACGTTGGCTGGGTTGATGCCGGATGGCGTCTGGTTCGACGTAGGTAAGAAGGGCGCCACCAAGTTTGTGGTGGTTTCGCTGCTGTCTGCGCTCGATGAGCACATGTTTCAAGGGCGGGCGTATGAGGGTCCGTTGTATCTCGTCAAGGCTGTGGCCCTTAGCACGACAGGGGCAGACGTGAAAGCGGCAGCGGCTCGGATCGATGCCTTGTTAGATGGCGGAACGCTGACGATTACCGGCTATGGATTGCTGGCCATGCAACGCGAGGAACGGGTGCGCTATACGGAAGTCGATCAGGATAATGACGCACGCTGGCAGCATCGGGGCGGCCATTACTCCGTCATGGCGGCGGCTGTATGAGTCGTGACGTGCTGCTCTACGGCCTGAGTCAGTCTGAGCCGCTGGCGAAGCTGATGCACTGGGCGCAGACGACGCCTGAGCTTCATGCCTTTCCGGCTCCGGATGCACACCGGCTGCAGTTGGAGTATTTCGTCTGGGCGCATAGGGAGCAGTTAGGGCGGCGCATCCTAGACGTCGGTGTGTATGTGCCGCGGACCTATCTGGGCGACGGCTATACAACATTCGGTGAGAATGACGGCGACACGGTTGGCGATCTCCTAGCGATGCCGTTTGCGGATAACACCTTTGACGGTGTCGTGCTGACAGAAGTGCTCGAGCATTGCGTGGATCCACAAGCGGCGATGCGTGAAGTGTTCCGCGTGATGAAGCCTAGCGGGCTCCTGCTTGTGACGTCTCCTATGGTGTGGCCTTGGCATGGCACTGACGAATATCAAGACTACTGGAGATTTACACATCAGGGCTGGCAGCTGTTACTGAAGGCATTTACAGACGTGTCAATCAGTGCCTGCGAATGGACGTCGGAAGGTGCCACTGCGTATGACATCATGCGACGTTTTGAGTGCATGGGATTCGCCAATCAGACACATGCAACGACTGGGTATCTGTGCAGAGCCAGGAAGCCGGTAGCATGAAGCTGTTACTGCTCAGTCCTGGCGCGTCTTACTCCACGGCTGATGTGGAAGCCGGGCTGCGCTACGGGCTCGAGCATCACGGCGTACAGGTGGTGCGGTACAGGCTAGACGCACGTATAGCCGCATCGAAGTCTTGGCTGTTCTATAACTGGCGTCAGGCAAAGAAACAAAATCCGTTGATCGAGAAACCTAACAATCACGACGTGTTTTACAACGCTGGTATAGGCGCCTTACCTATGGCGCTTAGGCACCAGGTAGATTGCGTGCTCGTTGTCAGCGGCATGTTTCTGCATCCAGACATCGTGATCTTAATGAAGCGCGCCGGCTTAAAAGTGACGGTGCTGTTAACTGAATCGCCCTACGATGATAAAGAGTTGACATTCGCTGGAATGGTCGATGGATGTTGGACGAATGAGCGCTCGTCATTACAGGCATTTCGGAATGTGAATCCATGCAGCGGTTATATCCCGCATGGGTGGCATCCCGATCGACATAAGACTGGACCACAGCCAGGCGATGAAGATGTGCCTGCGCATGATGTGGTGTTTGTCGGCACTGGTTTTCAAGAACGCATAGATTTCTTACATGACATTAATTGGGACGGCATCGACTTAGGACTCTACGGCACATGGGAAGGATTAGGTTCAAACAATAAATTGCGCAAACATTTGCGCGATGGACCAGTGCCTAACGACAAAGCCGCTGCGCTCTATCGGAGGGCCAAAATCAATCTTAATATCTATCGCGCATCAAAGGGATGGGGGAAAGATGCGGTGCGCGTAACGCATGCTGAATCTATTAACCCCAGAGGCTATGAGTTGGCCGCGTGTGGCGCGTTTCATTTATCTACGTATCGATCTGAAGTGAAAGATGTCTTTGGAGACCTCGTGCCGACGTTTACAGCACCGGATGAAGCTGAGGCCTTGATACGGTCGTGGCTGGATGATCCGGAAGGGCGGACCCAAGTGGCGAGAGCATTGCCGGCCCGTGTGGCCGAGTCATCCTGGTCGGAAAGGGCCACCGGGATCATCGGGGACATCCAGACGCTTATGGGGCGCAGCGTAGCAGCCTGAGCGCACACGGGGAGACGAACCAATGGCGAGATATCACGGACGAACAGGTATTGTGTATGGATCGACGACGGCGGCAGGTGTCGCCTCACAGATTGCTTCACTGTCGGCGTGGACATTGGACATGTCCACGGACAAAACCGACGCGACGGCGTTTGGTGATCTGAATAAGGTGCAGTTCATCGGCCTGAAGAACCTGCAGGGCACACTCTCAGGGTTCTGGGATAACGCCGAAGACAAACTCTTTGCCGGCGCCGACTCGCAGGATGGCGTTAAGCTGTATCTCTACCCTGCCAGCACGGCGCCCACCGTCTACTGGTATGGGCCAGCCTGGCTTGATGCGTCGATCAACGTCTCGAATACCGGCATGGTGACGCTATCCGCTAACTTTGTCGCGTCGGGTTCATGGGGCAGGAAACCATGACAAGTCATTTATAATGAGTAAGTTACAGACGCAACTAATAGTGCTCAGCGACGATGAGGCCGAGGAGCTCTATCGGTACACGCGCAACAGCTACCTGAGTCCGAACACGTATCCAGCACTCAATAAGTTGTTGGATCGTGTGACGACTCGCGTAGAAGACGTGCGGCCAGACGCGATTGGCCCGCGATGATTCGGGAAGTCACCGGCATCGAGGCGCGGGTGGTCTGGGGCTATCGCCTGGCTGCCAGCCTTCGCGACTGGACGATCACTAAGACGGATGCTGACACGCTGGCGTTGTCGGCGTCCGTGACGTTTCAGCACGCCGTGTGGATTTCGCAGCGTCCACTGGTGTTTGAGGCTGTCCATGCC